ATTTCTTCTTAGTGATGGTTAACGCCGTTTTCTTGTTAGCCTTCTTAGCGTCATCTTCCTTTTGTGAGAGATACTTAGGATTAAACATTTTTTTATGAAGTTTCCAGAGATCTGGACTTCCTACCCTAAAGTTCTTTCTCACAGTTGCCTTGTACCAAAATACACAATCTTGAATCTTGTTAGATTTTACCGTATTATCTAACACGAGACATTCGTAATTCTCCGTACACGCATCCATTACCTTACAGAACATATCAAAGGATGGAAATATACCAAAGAATGATTTGTATAACTTCTCTCTATTTTGTATGATATTCTCTCTCAAAATAAAGACATAATCAACATTAGCGCGAAGAGCTGGTGGTAAATCCATTACATATTGCATAGTAAGCATGAAGAAGATCTTCCAATGACGACCATTCATAAAACACTGGCGTATACACGTGTCTTTTAGAAACTTTGAGTCGTACATACAGTCATCGAGAAGCATGAAGGCTCCACAATTTGTTTTCCCCCCACCCACCAGCTTTCTCTGTCTTGCCATAACCCTCTCGATCGCATCTCGGTCGTAGTCACCATAAATAAATAGGTCTGGTACAAAATCTGAATAAAAATGGTTACCCTCCTCTGTTCCTGAGAGAACTATACCAGCTGGAAGATGTTTCTTATGGTACATGATATCTTTGACAAGGGTTGATTTACCTGTATTTCTCTTGCCTATGAACACACAAACCCTGTCATCGCTAATAGTCTCAGGTTTGAATTTCTTCAACTGAAGGTTCATTCTACATTATTGTACCGTTTTAATTAGCAAAATTTTACTCACATACTATAGGAATGTCAGGTCGTTTAAGACTTGCTGCCACCGGAGTCCAAGATCAGTGGCTCACAGGAGATCCACAGTTTTCTTATTTCCTGATGAATTTTAGAAGACACACTAAGTTTTCTATAGATTACATTGAAAGTCAGTTTGATGGAGACCTCACATTTGGAAAAACGATTACATGTCGCATACCCAACGATAAAGGTGATTTAGTAAAGAACTTGAATTTGAAAGTTACACTTAATGATCCTTCTACTGGTTACGAGTGGTGTCCTTCTGTGATTTCACATTTAATAGAAAGTGCAGAGCTTCTCATCGGAGGTCAAACTATACAAAAGTTGACAGGTGAATACATTTACATGCATCAGCAACTTTACAATACAGATGATGACACCGATCAAACTGTATACTTTCTGAACAGTCATGGAAATACGATAGCTTATTCGGGAGATTACAATTATTTCATTGATCTTCCGTTTTATTTTTATCGTAATTCAAGTCTCTCTATACCAACTTGTGCTCTCACTAAACAAATAGTTGAAGTGAGGATTAAGCTGAGACCTCTATCTGAACTGGTATCAGGTGCAAACCCAGAAAATGCTATAGCTACTCTAAAAAAGATAGCAATTGATACAGAGTTTGTATTTCTCACAGACAGAGAACGTGACTACCTTATGTCCAGACCCATTGATTATGTCATAACACAACTTCAAATGTCAAAGTTTGTAATGAAGGCTGGTGAAAATACTAAATCTGTTATGCTTAATTTTTCACACCCAGTTAAGGAACTTTTTTTCGTTTCACAATCTGAAAAGGCTGTTCGTGATAATCACCCAAATAGGTATAATACGATATCAAATGTAAAATTAAGATTCAACAACGAACTTGTTTTTGATAGAGATAGGAAGTTTTTAGTTTATGAACAAGCTCTAAAATATCATATAAGTCCTCCAGAATACGTAGCCGCGACGAATTATAAACAATCTGAGTTTTCTATGTACAGTTTTGCCCTTAATCCGGAGATGTATTATCCAACTGGACAAGTAAACATGAGCAGAATAGTTCATAAATTGTTGACAATTGAAATAGATCCTATCAACAGTATAGATGATAATAAGACACGTGTATATGCTTTGAACTTTAATATATTACGTGTTAATGCTGGTTTGGCAGGCTTAAAATTTTAGAATCTTATAGTAGTAATGGCTGGAAGAGTACAGCTTTTAACATCTGGACCTCAAGACAGGTTTTTTACCTTTGATCCAGACTATTCATACTTTTTGCAAAGTTTCAAAAAACATTCAAACTTTGCAAGAGAATATGTAAACATAGATCCAGAAAATGCTGCAGATTTTGGTGGTAAGGTCAGATTTAGAGTTCCTCAAAATACAGGTGATTTATTGACAACTATAAGTGTTAAAATGAAATTGCCATCTATTTCTACTCTAATTTATGACGACCCAAGGTTTATTGAGTCTATAGGACATGCTCTCATAGAACATGTAGATCTCATGGTGGGTGGTAAAGTTATACAGAGATTAACAAGTGATTATCTCCAAATATATTCAGAACATAACATCACACAAACAAAGCAAAGGGCTCTCAAAGAGCTTATTGGTAAATACCCGGAGCGTACAGTTGACACAAGAGTATCTGACAAAGACATTCTCGGTGTTATTGGTACCGCCAACACAGAAGACGAATTTTTTGTAGATTTACCTTTTTATTTTTATAACAATCCAGAGCTGGCTATACCCTTATGTTCTATAACAAAACAAGAAGTCGAGGTTGAAATTAAGATTAGAAATCATGATCATCTCATAATAAAGGGATCAACTGGTCAGCTTCAACCTGTTACACCCGGAACTATACATATCAAGGACTTTAGGTTATGCACAGAGGTTGTCTTCTTAGATCCAACTGAAAGGGTAAAGTTTATGAAAGAGAAGAAGGACTATATTATCACACAAGTTCAACAAAATGTATTCGATATTCCACAGGGAAATCAAGAAGGTCGGTTCAATTTGGATTTTGTAAATCCTGTTAGGGAACTTTACTTTGTTATTCAAAGGCAGGGTGATGTTGGAACTGGAGAAGGTCAGTTTATGACACCATTTGATTATGATAATACACTTGCTGATACAGGTGGAAAATACATTTTATATGAGAATCTTGACTATCTCACACTTGATCTAGATGGACAACCCATAATTACAAGAGATACCGGTAATGTAATTTTCCTCAAGGGTGTTCAGGCTGCTATTCATCATTCTAAGACTCAATTGATTAGAAGATTCTATTCATACAGTTTTGCACTTGAACCTGAGAAGTGGTATCCAACTGGTCAGGTTAACTTCAGTTTGGTAAAAGAGCAAATTGTTAACCTAAGTCTCACACCATGTGTAGATTATGCAAGACAATTTAGAGTCTACGCTCAGCCACAACATCCTCCGAGTAAGTGAGGGAACTGCGCGAACTATTTTTGACGTTAAATACTAAAATGAACATGCAAACTGGATTTGGTGACGGAGGTAACGGAATGGTTGAGCAGTACATTGAGACAATGACCAATATTCTGTTACCTGTGATGGAAAAATCTACTCTACTGGCAGCCGAGTATTCCAAAGCTTGTGGAAGGGACATTATAGTTTCAGAAGATATGGAATATGCGATGAAATACTGTGCTATGTATAAAGTTGGAGAATCTATCGGTTCCACAATGCCAGAAATTTACGAAGAAGAACTTACAGAGGAAGAGATGGAGGAGGGAGAGGAAGATGTTGACCCAGAGGAATGTCCAGAATTTGTTAGATATTCGGGAACGAACCAGACTTTTCTTCAGGTTAATGAAGCTTTTGACAGATGGAATACCTGGCAACCCCAAAATCCGACAGAACAGATGTTAAAAAATGCTATTAATAGTAATGAGCACGTTGGAGCCTAATGAACCAGAAGGTTGGACGTTATCTGAATATAAGTCATTTCATGTGACTAATAATGATTCTGAAAGCTCTGATGCAGACTCTGATGATGAAGAAGAACAAGAACAAATATTTGCTAAATCATCAGTAGTTAGAAAAACAAAATACAAAAAAATTGTAGAAAAGGAGGAATTGTTACCCGAGTAATATTTTCTAATGATAAGGTATATATACACTATGTCTGACATGACCGCCCAAGCCATCAAGACCGTCAATCTGGTCTCCCAGGAGCTCGAGACTCAGTCCCTTAACTCCATCGTTGCAGGTTTCTCCTTCGCGGCTGCCATGTCGTGGATGGATGTTGTTCGTTGGTTCATCCAGCAGGTGATCCGCGTCCCCAAGAACGGTGGTGTCCAGTACAGCCTTACCGCTATTCTTACTACCCTCCTCTCCATCTCGGTCTACATGATCATCTCCAAGATCTCCACCCGCGTTTCCAAGCCTGCTCAACCCGTCTTCGCGATCACTCGCTAAGTTTGGGTTTGCGCTTCATTAGGAGTAGTAGTACCATTCCGAAAAATACAATAATACCAATAGAAACATAGTCTTTCCATTCATAAGTATCAACTACCATCTCAGGGATACTTATTGGTGGCGGCAACGCCTTTTCAACAACCTCTACGGGAACCTTTGGAAGTCCCTCTAATTTGTCTGTAGAACACTTTATTTCAAATTTCAAAATGTGGTCTGTACCGCCATCTCTATAGTGTGTAAGAACACCACTGTTCATGTAGTAAAAATCAAGTCCTAATTCCGTTATAACTTTATGTTGACCAGAGTGAAAACGATGTACAAAAGGATCATCTGAACCATTAAATGTTAATGTAGTTGTTCCATCAAGTAATATATGTCCGGTATAATGTGGTGTTCCTGCATATAC